ATTATAATGATTTCGTTGACTAGTAAAATGTAAATCTTTTATTTTATCTTTTACTTCTTCTGGTTTATTTAAAAATGAAAAATCTTCACTATCAAAAATCTTTCGTAATTTATTTAGGTTCGTTAAATATTGTTTTATTGTACTATCTTTAATATTAGGTCTCGCTTTTTTTATTAGTTCGGCTGGTTCTTTAATATTAATCTTCATTATTATATAATAAAGATAGATTATTTAAAAAGAATTAATTTAATTTAAAAAAAGTATAATTACTGATTATCATTTCTGGCTTTAATGACTTTATTAATCTTATCTAAATCTTTTAATTTTATATACTCTATGTCGTCGCTCTCGTCATATTTAGTGCGTGGTTCTTCATAGGTTAATATCGCCTTAAACAAATTAGGGTGATAGGCTACTTTTTTTATTTGTATATGTCTTATATTTCGTATCATTTATATATATTATATATTTTTTTTATAGATTGTTTTTCTGCATACAGCACATTCAGTTATTTTATCCAAACAATTATTACAATATTTATGACCACACGAAGAAAATTTCATAGTATCTTTATTTAATTGTTCATAACATATAGGACATTCTACAGTTTTTTTTAATTGTTCATATAATTCTTTCATTTCAGTTTCTACGAAATCTGGTAAAATTTCTTTTGTTTCACCTTCACTTTCTTTCTCTATCATATCATTTATAGTTTTCATATAACCTATATGTAATCCGTGATTTAAAGTTTCACTTGCATAAAACATAGCCCACCCTACTTTAGATTTTCTTATTAAATTTTCATATTGTCTCTCCGTCATAGTAATTGTACTCATAACTTCTTTTATATATAATATATATAAAAAAACTTTAAATTATATCCATAAAAAATAATGGACACTTTTTTAGAATATTTTATTGATTATATATAAAAATAGTCCACTAAATTATGGACGATATTTTTTTTGAATATAATATTTTTTAAATCTTATTTTCTTTTTCTTTTTTCGTTTTCTTATAATCCATATACATATTTTACAACAATATAAATTTATTATCATTTAATATTCTTTATAAATTATTTATTTAGACAAAATAACAGTCCATATGTCCGTTTTGAATGGTAGCAATTTTCTTAAGTGCAATCCACACGAAAAGAGTATGATTATCTAAGGCTAAACCTAAATCACTAGAGTAGAGTAAATCAATACCTTGATTATTAACTCTTTCACCTCGTTTCAGTTTAAAGGCTTGATAACAGAAACTTTCATTTAACTGGTTCTGTTGATTTCTACCGTGTAGAGTAGTAGTAGTAGTAGCGTCCGCTTGAAAAGGTGAATAAAATTGTTTCGGTACAAATGGTTCACTTCCAACACCTTCCGCTTTAGAAGTTTCCATAAATACTGTAGACAAATTAGTTAAATCGCTGGTATATTCACTTCTATCATTATATCTTATATTAATACTAAATTCATTTGTAGGGTCAGTTTGAGACTGGGCGAAATATTGATTTAGAAGATTTAATGCACCGTCATCTAATCCAGTTAAATCAGTATCAGCCAGACCAACAATAACCTTATCTACCATTCTACCAGCACCACCAACATTCTGTACTACTCCACCACGCCATAATTGTTCATTACCAGTTCTACGAGTAAGGCGGTAGTCTACATAACCAAATTGTAAATTACTACCTTTACCTCTGCGGTATTTATCCATAGTTTCACCGTCAAAATAAATGGTATCATAAATAAGTGAACAACCATTATCTTCAAATTCTAATTCAAATTCTCCATCGCTATCAGCGTCTTCATCATTACACATTCTTTTATTTAAAGCATCTTCAAAAGTTAATTCAATATGTATATCATCGTCAATTAGATAAAGGGGTAAATTATTACCATTAAAAATATCAAATAAATCACCTAGATATATAGAGTAAGTAGAACTCTCTTGTACTGGTCTACTTCTATCTACAATAGCAAATGGTAGTAATTCAAAATTGTCTGTATCTAGATTTCGTCCAGTATCTATAGTAATTTTATCACTCACAACACTAGGGTCTTCACCAATAGGGTATTCTGGCTGGTACGACATAAGACGAGAGGTAAGGTAATACTCACGCTCACGATTATTTTCTGGTGTTAAAAATAGACTTCTATAGCCTTGCAGTCTATTCCATTCGTCAGTTTCACAGAGGGTACGATTTCCACATTTTAAAACCGCTCGTTTGACGACTGAATTAATACCAATATTTAATGGTAAGAAATACATTCCGTCATTATTATCGTCTTGTTGTAATCTTAACTGAATTTTACTCTGGTGCGACAAAAACCCTTTACGCTGGAGTGTCCACCTACAGAAATTATCGGTGGCTACAACTGGATTTAAAATATCACTTTCAATACGCATTTCATAATTAAAAGGGATTTCACTAGCGGTGGCGAGATCTGGTGTATCGTCATCTTCTCGTGTTGCAACAACTGTACTATCTACTTTAGACATATTTATACTTATTGAATATATATATAATTGTAAAATAATATTATTAAAAAAAATAAGTCATAAAAAAAATATATATATACAGAATGGACATTAGAATTTTTAATAGAATTATTATATTTTATATAATATAAAAATGTATATTCATAAAAGTCATAGTAAAAAAGACCTTCGTGAATTGTTTAAAGAATTAGGTTATAAATTTAATTCTGCATTGAATAAAAGAGAAATTATTATACAAATAAATCAATTACTTAAGAAAAATATTAAAATAAATCCAGAAAATTCTTATAATATTAATAATTTAAATGATTTAGTTAATCATTTAACTAAACCTAATTTTAATGAAAAAATATCAATAGAAAAAAAGAAAGAAGTAATGTTAAGAGCCAAAAGAATTATTCAATTCGCTAAAAATGAATATAATTTTAATGGTTCATTTTATAAGGATATAGGTACAGTCCACACGGATACTATATTTATTTCTGCATATGGTTTTTTACCTACTGTAAGAAGAGCGTGTAATTTATATAATAAATGTATGTTTAAAGTAGATCATATTAATGCTGTAATACCAGTTAGAATACAAAAAGAATTAGAAGAAAATATAAAAGTTAAAAAAAAACAAATATATAATTTACAAATAAAGAGAGGTAAAATAATGGTATATTTTGATTAAACTACTTTTTTTAAATATTGATTTTCTATATGTACACATTTATGGTATTCGTCTCTACCTCTATCACACCTACCAGACATTTTAATAGTATACGGGCTGGAGTTATGTAGCCAGTAATATAATCCATTATTTAAACTGAATAAATAATATATTTTTAATTCTGGATTATTTTTTAATAATTGTTCACCTTTAAGAAATTTATTATAACCGAACATTAAAGTTGGATATTGATCAAAATTAATTCTTCTTGTTTTTAATTCAATAAACATATTATCATTATAAAAATCAAATTCATAATATTTACCATAATTTACATTATCTTTAGTTCTTTTTAAATCTGGATATTTATTACATAAAAACTTATATATTCTTTCTTCATTATTTTCACCAAAATTTAAATCATCTAATTTTATATCATTAAAAAGTTTATTCATTATATACTTTAATATATAAAAAAAAATTGAAAATAAACATAAAAAAAATATATATATTTTTAATAAATGATTGATATGATAATAATAAAAACATTAATTTATATTTTAAGATTTTTGAATATATTTTACGCTATTACTTCAATACCGTCTTTATTGTACGATAAAGTCTGTTTCGCTTTAACAAATAAGAATGCAGAAGTAGGGTTAGCGTCGTCTAATTCAGTATCCATTTGTAATGTAAAGGCTTCAGTACGGAAATCTACTCCATCGCTGTCCAACATATCATAAAGTACACCTACACCGTAGTTAGCAGACCCTTCTGGAATAGTAGAATAAGACGCTGGTAGACCAGTAAAGAGACGATTAGTATTATTAACTGAAATAGAGCAACGGCGGTGGAGATGTTCTGGAATAAGGGCAGAAGTGAAATATTTATTTACTTGAGGGTCAATTACTTGTGTCGTGTCGTCATCTTTGTAATTTGTATCTACGACAAAATGGTAGGGGTAGCGTTCACCCATTTTCAAAAACGCAGTATCATTAACAGCCGCTAGATCTCCATTATCTTTAATAGGAAAATAGGTTAAATATCCATTTTGTGCACGATTATTAAGAAATGAAGAAGGTACGAAATTAACGAATGCAGAAATAACCCTAGATAAACCTAAATGAAAGTTTACAATTGAATTAGTACTTTCTAGTGTAGTCATATGTGAAGAAATAGAATTAAAGTTAAATACTCCACTACCTTCTCTACTTAATTTAGCCAGTTCTTCTGCGTCTGGTTCAAAAACTTCACAATAAATTTTAACATTCTCCATTTCATAAAATACATTTTCTAGGTTGGTAGTAGTACCGTCTTTTGAATAAAAAAACTGACTATCTGGTGTAAGGTGAATTTCACAATCTAGACCACCGAAACCACTAGACATTAAATTTAGTTTCTCTCCACCTTGCGTCATTCCACACGGTAATGGACAACAGAATTCACAATCTTCAGCGGTTTGAATAACATTCTCGGTAAATTGGTCAGCATTCATATTAATAAGTGCCGTGTTATTTAGGTACGATAAACCATCTTGTAAAGAAGTCATCGTTGGAATGTATGAAGATAAAAACCTAGAATAATGACGGATATGTTCACAGACTTGTTTTGAACGAGAACTACGCCAGACGAGTTGATTAAATGCACCATAAACACCTAGTTTTTCACTAGCGGTAAGTTGTTGATAGGCTACGGCGGTTGGTCTTATAGTACCATCAGCGTCAGCCCAGCACCGAAAAGTACCAGCGATACGAATAGAACTAGGATCTAATAGAGCGTTTTGCGAACCGATTGTAAATGAAAGAACTGGTATACCCCCTTTAAATGAAACTTTATTATTTGCTGGAACATTATTAGGTGTTATCTCTAATGTACGAATACCCATATTATTTATATTATCTATTATATAATAATTTTCAAAAAAAAATAAAAAAAAATAATTTATTTAATTTAATTCACTAAATACTTTTTTCATATTTTTCATAATACCTCTTATTCTTGTTTCAAATTGTTGTTTATCAACGACGGCTTCTCTACCTAATTCTTCATTTTTTCTTAAAACTTTATCATATTTTCGTAAATTTCTTTGTTCTTTATTCGCCTCTTGTTGCATTTTATTCAATTCATTACTCATATCTTCAAAATCTTTTTTTACTTTTAATGTTTTTCGTAAACCAGCGAGATTAAATCTTTTTTCATATACTATACTTCTTATATCGTCTATTTTCTTAAGAATTTTTTTAACTTCTTGTAATTCATTTTTTTTCGGTTCTTCTTTTTTCGGTTCTTCTTTTTTTGGTTTTGGTGGCGGTTTACCTACTTTAATACCCTTTGATTGTTTTGATACTGGTGGTGGTTTAGGTATTGCTTTTTTCAAAAAGGCTTGTTCACCTTTTCTTCTCTGTTTTGCTTGTTGTCTTTTTTTCTTTTGTTCTTCAGTTAAAGGTTTAGGTTTTGTTAATTCTTTGGCTTGTTCTATTGTTATTTTTTTTCTTCGTGGTCTATCTTTTCTACTATCTAATATCATACCTTTATTATGATCTATTTTATAACCTTTATTTTCAATTAATTTAATTAATCCACTTCTATCTGTACCTTTAGGTATTTTAATATCAGCCAGTATATTATGAGCCCGAATTAATTTTCTAATTTCTGCACCAGTTAATTCACCCTTAAGTTTACCAGTTTTATAAACCATATTATTTATATTATATATTATAAATTATTTTATGGACATTTTTTATAAAATAAAATTAAAAAATATTCTAAAAAATAGTCCACTAAATTTTTATTCAGTCATCGGTTTTGCGACTAAATCTTGTTGTACTAATGAAGATGGTGCTACTACTGTTGATTGTGTACTAGCGGTTTTGTCTACAACCGCTTGTTTTTTCTTGGAACTATCTTCAACTATATCACCTATATCACTAAAAATATTAGACGCTACATTTACTACACCAGCCGCTAGTTCTAATTCTGGTGCGAGTACTGGTACAACCATACCAGCGGTCTCTAATACACCACCAGCGATATTACCTATATTACCAACCTTCTGTTCCCAGTTATCACCAGCGATACCGTGTGCAGAAATATCTTCTGCTATATCCATACCAGCGAGACCAATAGCCGCCCCCTTTAATCCATATTTAGCGATTTTAGAAGCCGCCCCTTCACCTACAGCACTTTCTAACGCTTCACCACCTTCTTCTGCTTCGTCTTCTACTTCTCCACCAGCGGTTTCTAATTCTATACCTTCTGGTTCATTTGTATCTTCTACACCAGCACGACCAGACCACCGAGATTTTAGTGGAGCCGCCCTACTATACGCACTACCAACTTGATATATTCTAGCCGCTTTTTCACCAGCCTTCGTAATATCAGTACTCATTTGACCTTTCGCTTGTTCTCGTATTTGATTTAAAGCGTTATGATAAGTAGTAGCCGCCAGATTATTTTCTGCAGTAATTTGTCTATTTATATCTTGAGCGATATGACTATATGAATTAGATTGATTAATAGCGTCCATATTATTTATATTATATAAAATATTATTTATTTATTATACAAAAAAATTAAATAAATAATTTATCACCTTCACCTATTTTTTCTTCAAAATTCAAATATGCTTGTGCTGGATTTTCACTTAATTTTAAATATAAAAATCTATACTTTTCATTCATAACATAATCATACATTTTTCTAAAATTATTATCTGTAAAATATTGTCCATATTCTTCTATAATTTTTTCTAATTCTTTATTTGATTGTTGTTTAAAAATAATAACATCTGTTGCATTACCTCTAATCATACCAGAAACAGCCCTAAATGATTGTGTTGTAAAACATAACATACCTATACCGAAGTGTCTAAATTTTGTACTTAAAAATGATACATAATTATTTTTAGTGAAATCTTTATTTAATATATCATCTAAAATTAACGCTATTGTTGGTCTGGTGGCTTCGTCGTATTGTTGTTGTTTCTTTACTATATCTTCTACTATACCATCTTTATAGTGATCTTCAACTCTAAAATATTTTTTTAGTATTTTAAATTTAGGGTCTGCATTGGCACTATTACTAATAAATATCATTTCTTCAAAACGATCTTTATATAATTCTGGTGAACACGCCATATTGACCAATAGATTTGTTTTACCTTGTTTTACAGAGCCGCATATTAATAATAAACTTGGTGGTGTCGGTAGATTAGGGTGTAAATCCATAAATTTTTCATTAGGGTCTGGGTCTCTAACTTTATAAACTTTTGGTGCTTTTTTATCCATTATATATTAATATATATATAATATAAATTAAAAAAATAATCTAAATAAATATTTATTACAATAGATTAAATGTTAATATTTTAAATTTTATTAAGGAATTTTTATAAAAAGTGTCCACTAATTTAAAATCCAGAATAGTTGGAATAACTATTAAAATTATTTCGTGGATTAAAGGCTCTATTTAATTTTTTTTGCATTTCAGTTTTTCTTTTATCTTCTTCTTTCATTTTCTCTTTTTCTTTCTTTCTTTCTTTTCTTACAGCGTCATAACCCATAATAGCATTTAATTGTAATTCTTCAATATCTTTTTTTGATAATCTTACATATTCTCCGTGATCAGTATCATTCTGCATTTTAATCTCTTCCGCTATTGTTATTTTTCGTCTAGGTTTAGGTTTTACATATTCTTCTTCATCACTTTCAACTTCTTGTTTTAATTTCTGTACTCTTTTAATTTGTTTCTTTTTTACTAATTCTTTTTCTTGTTTTTCTAAATCTTTCATATTTTTCTTCTCTTGTGCTTTAGCCCGTCTAACCGCTAGTGCTTTTTCTCTGGCTAGTTTTAATTTCGCTTTATGTTCTTCACTCATAGGTTTACGAGTTTTTTTAGGTTTTTCTTTTTTCGGTATATTAGTAAATATTTCTTCTTCATTAATTTTTGAAACTGGTTCTTCTATAACTTCTTCTTCTACAATCGGTTCTTCAACTACACTTTCATTCTCTTCTTCATAAACAAAATTAGGGTCTACTTCTTCTGTTTCTGGATCATAATCCATTTTAACTTTTGGTATAAAATCCATACCTTTATTAGAAATATTAGGTTTTTTTTCTAAATCCATTCTTTATATTATAATATATATTTTAATTATTTTCTAAATATTTCTAAAAATTCTTTATTTTTCTAAACATTCACTACAATTTCTTCAACTTTCTTTTTAATATTACTTTTAACTGTATTATCTAATACTCTAGTACCACGAGGTCTAATATGTAAACATACAATAGTTTTACCTACAATACATTCTGCATATTGTTCATTATCATAAACTATATCTATATCAAATTCATTAATAAACATTTCGTCTGGATTATTTAAAGCCACATATAATCGTTCATATGGTTCAAAATATAAACCACCTATTTCACTACCACTATTATCAAAACGAGGTAGATGCATAAGAATTTTAGAGAATGCATTACCTTTAATACCGACAGCAGAATTATGAGTAAAATTATTTAGTCTAATGAATAATGATTTTGGTGAAATTAAATCTGGTCTTTTAATACTTACAAATGAAAATGTAGTCTGGTCTGGTTTCGCTGGATCTAATACTGGTTCATCGTTTCTAAAATTACCATCAAAACCTAATAGTCTAGCCGCAGATAATTGTTCTGTATAATCTGGTAGATATTTTGTTGATTGTGCAGTCAATAAAATCATATTATAATTCTGTAAAGCGTGATTAGAATTTGTTTTTTTATAACCATATACAGTAGTTAAAGCCGCATTCATATTATTCCAATCTCTATTTTCTAAAAGTTTACCCCACCTATCATATTGATTAGTGGCTATTAAATGTGTACTTAATTGTGAATATGGATTTTCACAATCCCATTCAGTTATATGGTCATATACATTACGCTCTACAACTTCTAATATATCGTTATTTCTTTTTAGATACATTTTACCATATAATACTCGCTGTAAATCGCTGACTGGTGTAAAAACTTGTTTTTTAGTGGAGAGAGGCATTGCAGTAGGGTCTACTAGAGCATTATAAACACCACCTACACCGAGATAACAACACACTTCTTCACCTTTAACGGCGAAGGCTACGCTTGTATATCCAGTCGCATTAGTTTCTATATTATATACACCACTTTTAAATGTAGGATTATTAGTATGATAATATTCTACTTCTCTCATAACTAAATTAGTCTTATCTTTACCTCTTGCACGAACTCTTCTATCCGTGTCTACACACGACTGAAATACTCGTATAAAATCACCTTGTCTACAGACAACATAATCATAAAATTGTTTTGAATAACCCCAGCCCACATTAGTTTGACCTTTACCAGCATTGATATCATAATAAGGTGGTGCGGTACATTTAAATTCTCCACTTGATAAATATTGTCTATCATTTTTTCTACATAAACCAATACACCATCTACTCTTTGAATTTACGGCTTGTTGAAAATCTACTTCAAAACTAAAATCAGTTGCATTATGACTATTAATAATAACTGGTAAATCACCCATTAAAGCACAACACCCTACAGTAGATAAAGGGTCAGTACATTCAAATTCTTTATCAAAATTTTCCCATTCAAAATTTTCACTTGGAAACTCACTAATTAAACCTTCTTGACCTATAGTTTCGGCTGGAAAATCTGGAAGTACATTACTATAATCTACTTGTTGTTTTAATTGTAATTCATAACCAGTAAAATTACCTAGACCGTCGTAGACTGGTTCACAAAAACTTTCGTCTGTATCTACCGCTGGTACACCGTCAGCACCGATATTTTTTAGAAACAGAGGGTTCATAAGAATACGACCATATGATTGTTCTACTTGTAAAGCGAGTTGTTTTGGTGTATATTCTTCAAATGTAGTACTATCAACAATACCAGCCGCTATCGGCATATTTGTACCATCTTCAATAGTAGGTATATCAGCCCCACCGACCCAGCCGTTTATACCAGTTTTATCACCTACAGTCTGTCCAAAATACAATGCATATTTAGAATTTAGACGATTAACAGAAAATAAACCATTTTTATTTATTTTAACACTTTCTACAGCCACTTCACTATCGGCTTCAATCTTAATTGTATCTTTTAATCTATTAGTATATGAATAAGGTTTAAACAATCCAGAAGTTTCTGGTGCATCATCTAAACTTTGATTACTTGTAATAATATAACTCATTTTATATATTCTATAATATTATTTTTTAAGAAATTTAATAATAAAAAAAAAAATGTATACATTATTATAAAATGTATCGTAATAAAAAAAAAATGAAGAAAAGTATTAAAACAAATACTTTTGATCACGATATAGTACCAGCGTCTCAAAAAGAAAAATTACCACAACCAAAAGACATATTTGTAATGAATAAATCTACTGAAAAGGATAAAAAAAATGTAAAAAAATCTACCAAAAAAAGAAAATAGGTGGACACTTTTTTAGAATATTTTAGGTATTATTCATAAAAAGTGTCCACTAATTTACGAATTCATAATCTATTTTTATTCTATTTATTTCTTTCTACTATATTCTACTAATTTATCGTGATAATCTAGAATTTCTTGATTAATAGAATATACAGTAATCTTTTTATAATCTATTTTCGGTCTACCTTCTTTCATTTTAACCGAGCCATCTTCATTATATTGTTCTTCTAATATATTTTGTCTTAAAACATATAATACACCTTTTTTATTAAGTTTTGTAATAGGTTTACCTTCTTTATCTAATTTATCTTCTCTACCTACTATTTTCATATCTTTAACCATATTAACTTTTGTTTTTACATTACCATTTTCATCATATTGTTTTACATTTTTTCGTTCACTTGTGATAATATCTTTACCGAACGCTTTTTCATATATATGAGATAAAGTCATATTATACATTTGTATATTTTGTTCGTGTGTGCATTCTGGATTTAATGTCTTAAAATGATTATCATAATATAATTTATTATAAGATACTAATTCGTACATATTTCGTAATTCTTTTTCTCTTTCTGGTGTAGGTAGATGTTTTACATTAATATCTGTTGGACATTCATTATCAGTTAATTCTTTTCGTACTTCGTTCAAAAACATTAAATAACTACGACGGCTAGTCGCTTTATTCATATTCCAATCTTTTAATTCATCTAATTCTTTTTCATATTTCATATAATCCCTTACAACCTCCATTTTACTTGTCCAGTTATCACCCTTAACTTCTTTTTCTTCTTCTATTGTATATAGTGAATTAGTTAAGAAAAAATCTTTTATATTTAAATGTTCTTTTACTTTATAATTATCAATAAATATCTCTTTATAATCATCTATTTTATCTTCTGGTACTTTTAAAATTTCATTTGTTCTCTGGACATAATCAGCCGTAGCGTCAAAATTCTTTAATTTAATTTCTTTATTTTCTTTTACTTGTTTCGCTCTCTTATTACCTTTCTCTACCTTTTTATATTCTGCATTAAAAATAAAGCCTCGTTGTTTAATAATATTTATAAAATGACCGAATTTATTAGTATTATGAGCGTCTTTACAATATCTATAATTTACTAATAGATTAATATAATCATCGCTTTCTTCACCCATACACCAGTTATTTTTTACAATATTCATATCTTTTTCTAATAGAAATTCTTTACAATCTTCTAATGAATGAAAATAATAATCACCTACATTCTTTTTATCAAAATAAAAATATAAATGTTCTATATTTCTACACCTCGCTATTTGTTGTACCATTGCATTAGGTGAAATAGTGTGTTCACGATATATACAATATACTGGTCGTTTCATACTACTATCAATACCATAAATAACTTTAGGGCTATAAATAATTCTATCGTGTTCGTCAAAATTAGGTAGTTCAGTTGTTTCACTAGTAATTAATTTTACAGAAGGGTCATTTATTTCATTATAAATAATTTCCGCTTCAGTTTTACTATCACAACAACATAAGAATTTATTTTCTAATTTAATCTTATTGATGAAATGATCTCTTTCATTTAATTCTGTACATTTTACACCTTTATTATGTTTATATTTATTTTTAATGAATTCATATTCAATACCGAATATTTTTAAAAATTCTAATGAAGTATCACTAATGTCTGCATCAGTACAGATAATCTGTTTACACATAGTTAATAATTTTTTTAATGTATAAAATACTTCTATTCTTTTATTTTCTAATGTAGGTGAAGTAATAAGATATTCTACTAATGAATTAAATTCATCTAAATATACTACAAAATCAGTATAAAATTCATAATGTAGACCTTTACTTAATTTAGCGATACTATCTATTTGTAATACTAAATTATCTTCTGGCTCTAAATCACGACCTTCTATATTCTGGTAGAATAAACATTCTGCACCATTTTCATTAAATATATTATATTGTTCTTGACCTAATGAAATTCTAGAAACTAATGAAATAAAATTACTTTTTTCATTTTTAATATAACTATAAAAACTAGTAGTTTTACCAGTACCAGTATCACTTTTAATTACTGGATTTATATACTGTGATAATACACCGAATTCTTCTGGTGATTTAAATTGTTCTAGAAAATCATAACCTAATTTTTGACTATCAATAATTTTATCTGGTTTAGTTTTATGAGTATTTACTTCTTTAAACATAGTATATTGTAAAATATTTTCACTACCATTATAGGCTGATTTATTAAATACATTCCATAAACATTTTAATTCTTTATGATCTTTAATACCATTCCAGTTAATAATATTTTTTTCTTTATTATAATTTTCTTCTGCATTCTTTTTTGAATATTTATCCCATAATTTAAATGTATCTATTTTACACGATGGTGTTTCGTCCAACATCTTCATCGCTGTAGTAAATATTAACCAATTAGAATAATCAGTAAAATATGATTTAGGTAGTCCAGCCACGACTAAATCTAATTCTTTTTCACTAAACTTATATGTATATTGTGTTAAATCGCAACCATAATTAATTTCTTCTTCTTCTTCTACTTCTTCATTTTTAATAACAATCTTTTTAGGTTTTTTCGTGTATTGTTTTTTAGTACCCTTTTTCTTTAAAACTTCTTCTTTAATCCATTCTTTAATTTCTACTGGTATTTCTATAGGTTCACTATCATTTTTTAATTCATATTTATTTTCATATGGATTATCACCAACATAAGAAAATGGTGCGACTACATATCCACCGTCGCTACGAATATCTGTACCTAGATAATCATTAGTAGTCTGTGTGCAGTCTTTATCATATTTAAAATATAAATGATAACCACCGCTCTGTGTTTTAACGGTTAATGTTTTGTTAAAAATATCTATACCGAATTTCTTAATAAAAGGGTGTTCTTTCATTTTAATCGGTTGTTTCTTTTTTTCACCTTCTACTTTAATTTTCATATCTAAATCTAATACAAATAGATTATTAATTTTACCAGTAGGTATCGCTTTATTAGGATAAGAAATATTACCACGAAGAGTTGAATATACTAGCCCCTCGCTATCTGGTTTAATACCTTTACCGTGTGGAGAATTTAACTGTGGATTTTTTGTTCTACCTAGTAGATTAAACTGATAATACTTCATATAAGTAGACATTATATTATTTTTGTTATCGGTTAATTTTTTATTTTCAGCCATTTCTTTTTTCTATACTTTATATTAGAAAATAATCTTTAAGTATATACGAATTTATAAAAAAAATTATGGACACTTTTTATAAATAATTTCTATATTATTCTTAATAATAGTCCATAAAATTATAAAAAAAAATAACTTAAATATTTTTAAAAATAAATTTAAAATTCGCGATTTTTAAATTATTATTTTACATTCATTAAACTAAATAAATTTCTTAAACAATTTTTAATATCACCACTTAATTCAAACTGCATTTTAAACTGGTCAGTAAAAAACATTTCTTTATCTGCTGTATTATGTCTATGTGCAATTTGTATTAAACATTTATGAATTTCAGTCATATAAACTTTATCAGTATAATCAGTTAATAATTGTCTACCTTCTGCTAGTGTTGTATCTCCATATTTTTTACTAGCCTTAAACCATTCTTTAGTAAACATTAAACTATTTTCGTGAATTTTTGTTTTATCTTCTCCACAATTAAAACCTCTAATTTCAAAATCTTTATATGGATATGTAATAATAAGTTGATTAGAACCAACACAGCCAGAATTAGTTTCTTTTAATGTCCTATAACTATATTTAATATAATCGTCTAAATATAATTCGTCGTCGTCCATATTAACTATAATATCTCCTTTAGAAATATCTACCATTCTATTTCGTTTCGCTCCTAGTGTACTTCTAAAATCTTTTCTAAAATTATAAATATAATTAATTTTCATCGGTGATAATCTTTCTTTAACTTCTTCTAATATTTTGTCCGTCATTAAAGGGATATTACCGTCATCATCTATAACTACTTCTAATAAATTTCGTGGGTAGGTCTGTCTCTCTAAATTGTTAACAATAAGAGGGAGAAAATGTCTACGATTATATGTAGGTATATTTATAGATATTGTCGGTTTTTTAATAATCTCTTCAAAATCATTATCTTCGTTATCTTCGTCTCGGTGTATTAAGAAGTCGTCTACTTCACCTTCAGTAAAATATTCTGGATTAACATAATCTAATTTACCAGCCACCATATTTATAATATATGTTTAGAAAAAAATTTAGAAAAATAACCAACCTTTTGTTATTTCTTTTTCTTTGATCTCTTTTTTTTTATCAATAGATTTTATATGTTGAATTAAATTTACTTTGATATATGAAATTTCATTTTTTAAAGAACCAACATCATTTACTAATTCTTTTATTTCTTCTGCAATTTTTTCAATCGGTTTTTTTTCACTATCCATATATAATTATAAATATATTAATATATTTATATTAAGATAATTAAAAAATGAATGATAGTAATAGTGAAACTTTAACTGGCTTTGATCTATGGACACCTAACGATTATAGTAATTTTATTACTATAAGTGCAGCCGCTATCGGTAGTACACTTTTAGTAATATTTAAATCTCGCTGTAAAAATATTAAATTATGTTGTGGTATTATTGAATGTATACGAGAAGTTAAAAGTGATAGTGAAGAAGAAAATGAAGAAGAAAATAATAATAATCAACAACAACAACAACAACAACCACCATTATTACCAAATAACGATGAACCACCTAATCCATAAA